GGACCATGCTAGACCAGCAGAGCCTCCCCAGACCAACCACGCAATTGTCCCTGCTGTCGGACCACCATCAGGCATCTTCTTCTTAGGATTGTAGTTCTTCTCATGCCTAGAAAAGAAAGAATACATTCGCTTTACGCTATCCAGGCTAAGATCACCATTGATGATATCTCTTGCTCTAGCTACACCAGAGCCAATACCCTGCGCTCCAGCCTCTTGTGTAGATAGTCCACCCCTACCGTATTTCTCTCGCAGTGCAAGCCCTCTACGAGCGTTATTCTTCATAGCTTCAGTAGGGGAGTAACTTTTTGCTTTCTTTACTTGTACTGTATTAACTGCATTGCCTGCATTGCCTGCATTGCCTGCATTAACTTTGTTCATCCTGTCCAACTTATCCATTTATACTCCTACTGAATACCTAGCTAATATCTTGTAATCCTGCGTAAGAAGGCAGGTAATTCATAATACAATTATTATAGCATAGGATTATGGAGAAATCAAGGTAAATAGCCTTTAACTATAATACCTTGATTGCCTACAATAGATAAAAGTTGACTAAGCAGTAATAGGCCAAACAAGAGCAGGTAGTTCTGCTTCAATCTCAGCATAAGAAATAGGCATTGGTCTAACCCCAGAGAGAACTGCTGCTTCAATCTCAAAGACCTTATCCCAGGTATCTTCTCTAGCCTGCAAGCAATAGCGTCCCTCCGGTCCGTACTTTGGATGCGAACTACTGGAATAACTGCAAGCACTTACGATTGGAGAAGTTCTGTCGTCTCCGTAACCTCTAGTTGCAGCAAAGTCATCAAGTCTATTTTGAACTGCTTGGATAATTTCATTCCGAATTTGCATTTGCCTATTCTGAATCTCTTCTTGACTTGCTGCTGCAATTATCCATTGCTGAGTAAAAACTCCATTTACTAACTCTGGAGAAACCTCAACTAGATTTTCAGTAAGAGGATTGTACTCGGGAATAGGAGTAAGAACTACATTAAAAACCCCCCAATCATTTAGTGTTGACTCAGGTGGATTCAATGGAAAAGATACTTGTGGGTTGTCAGAACGAAGTTGGTTAATTGAATATGGATAGATAATTCCATCATTTTGTATTTTTACAAGAAGCATTATTAGTCCTTATTTTTATTAAATGCAAAACTAGTTTAAACTTAGAATAATCAATGGACTATTAACAGTAGCGGTCCTGCTGTATGTAATACCTGCGGTTAATGATCCAGAAGAAACACCAACTGAATGACCAGCAATAAACCTAGTGGTTGTTCGCAAGGCTGTATTAGCATCTTCTAAGTCTAAATTTGTAACATTTCCAGTTGAACTAGAGCCACCTGTGTAGTTTGCACCTAGAACAAGAACTGCTCCATTTTGTGCAGTTGTTACTGTATCACTTCTTGCTGCTGCGGTTCCGAATGCAGCCTTTGAATCAAACAAAGAAATAGCGTTCCAATTTTTAACGCTATAGACAACAAGTGCAGCAGGACTTACTGTTCCAGAAAAATTAGCAACAAAAGTAGCAGTTGTACCAGATGGGATAGATAGATAGTAAAAACCACCCATTGTTAAGTCATTGTCTAATTTAGTAAATAATGACATAGATGTACCATCTGCTGTAACACTGGTAATTGTACGCGCCGCTGCTGCTCCTGCATAAACCCCGACAATTACAACTCTAGTAGAATCTGCTGCGCCTATACTAACACCAGAAAAAGTAACAGAACTTACAGCCGTTGTACTTGTATAGTAAGAGGCAGCAATAAAATCAAGAGAACGAGGAATTGAAGATGCACTCATTAAAAATTTAGATAGCATTACGCATTCCCCACGCGAGCACCATAGATAACAGTCCCAACTTTCCAAAGAACAATGGCTGTATATCCAGTGGTATTTAGACTCGGAGCAGCACCAGCGTCTGTTTTCCAAGTGATGCTCATAGAAGTCCAAGTAACTGTATAAGCAGTTCCATCATCAATCATTAAAGTAATAGATTGCCCTGCATTCCATGTACCCGCAGTAGGTGTAGACGAAGCGGAAAGAGTCCAAGTTTGAATTGAACCATTAGTAGGAGATAGTGCAGGAGTTGTTCCTGTGACAGCAAAGACTTCTTCTGTATATCCATCATTAAGAATAGCACCCGTCATAGTGGGAGCAGTCAAAGTCTTATTAGTCAGTGTATCTGTAGTTGCTCTTCCGACTAATGTGTCTGTGCTTGTTGGTAGTGTCAGAGTACCTGTATTAGAAATTGAACTAATTACAGGAGCAGTTAATGTTTTATTAGTTAATGTTTGGGTATCTGTAGTTCCTACGATATCCCCGGTTGGAGAAGTTTTAGATGTGCCCCAAGCAGTTCCTGTAGAGACAGCAATTCCAGCACTAGGGTAGACCATAGGAGCAATAGCAATATCTCCACTGCCCAGTAAAGAAGTAGAGTTGATTGTCTTAATGCTAGTTCCAGAGACTAGCAAAGGTTGCGCTCCAATGGTATTATAGCTAATTGTAAGTGCAGCAGAGCCATTAAAAGTGCTACCACTTGCTCCTCCAGTCCCGGCATTATTAAACGTAACTGAATTAGAAGTATTAGCTGCTACAGTAATGCTTCCACCAAGACTAACAGAAGAACCATTTACAGTTACTGCACTATTAACCAAGGAAGCATTGGAAATACTACTTAGAGTATTTGTAGAACCATCAATGCTCTTATTACTAAGTGTCTGCGTATCTGTAGTGCCTACGATTGCACCAGTAGGCCCAGTCATTACTGCTGCACTTCCGAGACCTAGATTTGTCCTGGCAGTTGCAATATTATTTAGATCAGAGAGATTACTTGCGATCTTGAGTTGAGCATCATTTGTTACATTAGCTAGACCTACACTTGAACTTGTTAACGTAGCCCAGGAAGTATCATAGTCTGTTGCTGAAGCCTTAGTAAGAACTTGACCAGTAGTACCTCCGATTGCAACTCCCGGTCCAGTTGCTCCTTGTGGACCTGTATCACCAGTAGCACCTGTCGGTCCTTGTGGTCCTTGTGGTCCTGTGGCTCCTGTGGCTCCTGTGGCTCCTGTGGCTCCTTGTGGACCTGTAGCACCAGTTGCTCCAACAAGAGAAGCTAACCAGTCTGCTTCCGTTCCTACAAAACCACCATCAACAGCAATCTGGTAAGCACTAAGACCATCCGCACCATCAATACCGTTAGTTCCATTAGTTCCATTAGTTCCATTAGTTCCATTAGTTCCTGCTGGTCCTTGAGGACCGGTTGCTCCGGTTGCGCCAGCCGGTCCTTGAATCTGACCTACATTTGTCCATGCAGTTCCACTCCATACCCATAGATCACCAGCAATAAGGTAAGCATCTCCTGCTGCACCAACTGGAGGTAGATCAGCAGAACTAGCAAGAGTCCCTAGAATAGTCAGTCCTGCTCCAGTTGCTCCTGTATCGCCCTGCGGTCCTTGTGGCCCCTGAATCCCCTGAATACCTTGTGGTCCTTGCGGACCGGTTGCTCCGGTAGCACCAGTAGCACCTTGTGGACCTTGAATTGGTCCTACGTTAGTCCAAACCCCTAGTGCCCAAGTCCATAGATCACCGGCGACCATATAGGCGTCACCATCTGCTGCTCCAGAGGGAAGTTCAGCAGGAGTAGCAAATTCCCCGAGGATACGCAAGGCAGGACCAACATCTCCTTTTGGCCCTACTGGACCATCAATACCATCTGCTCCGATTGGTCCTTGTGGTCCTTCTGGTCCGATTGGTCCTTGTGGCCCTGCTGTTGCTACCGTAACTAGAGACGTACCAAGTTCGCTATCTACAACTACGGTTTCAGTTACTGTAGTAATAATCATCGTGTAACCTCCGGAGCAGCAGTAAAGGAACCTTCTAGAATTCGATAGACTGTAACTCCATCTGGATTCACTAGTTCAAGGTCATAGACTGCATTGCAAAATGTATATGCAGTTGATACAGCAGCAGAAATCCTAAGTTCTAGAATACCGTTAACTGCATCAGTAAAGACAATCTTTGAATTCTCTGTAGTTAGACTTTCTAGGATTACAGTATCATTGACTCTTTTACGAATCTGCATCCTTGCTGTATAACCAGTAAGATTGACAGCTACCGGAGGATCACCGCTTTTCCATTGAATTGATTTTACAAAAGTAGACCCTTTGTACACTACTAAATTTAATCTTCCTGGTTCCATACCAATCCTTTATTTATTATTTGTGATTACTTATAGATTTACCTGCTTTACCTTCAGAACTGCACTAGGGGTACTAGGTGCAAAAGCAATAGCAGCAGGAGCGTTGATAATTAAAGTTGTATCATCAGTTGCATACATCAATTCAAAGTAATCATTAACTAGCATACTATAGACAAAATCCCAAGATGGTACTAATTCAATTCCATTTCCAGAGACACTAACTTTTGTTGTACTTGTAGGAATATCCACTCCATTCTTCCTAGCCCAAATCCAGATATTCTTTTGACTTGAATTAGTGCTTGTTACTTGCAACCTAAAATCAAATGAATAAAGACCAGCATTCAGAACTTTAATCTGACTTCCGTTTTGAACTAGAACTCCGCTAGCAATATCCTGCACGTTAAACGTAACAGCAATTGGGGTATTGATTGCAGTAGGTACTTGACTCTGAGTGCTTAGGAACTTACCGTAGAATAGTCTAGGAAAGATTGTAGGTCTTACTAGAAGAATACCTTCCGTTGCGCTAACCTTTAGAACAGCAGCAACGGAAATATTGATATTAGGAGCAGTAGGACGAACTCTAGTTAGCCTTCCTGCTTCAGTAGGAGAAACCCATAAGATATCCCCTTGCTGCCAAGTCTCTCCAGAGGATGCTCCCGTTGTATCTAAGGTTCTTACTTTACCTAGAATAGTTGCTCGACCTCGTTGACCATGCAGAAGAGTATTTGTCAGGATACCTACAGCATACAAAGGTTCAATTGATCCGTCCCCAATCATAGGGACAACTTGAGGAATTTCATCTCCGTTTACAGCAGAGAATCTGACTACAGTTCCATTCTGAATTGTGCTTCCTGATCTATTTACAACTTCAATGTAGTTCTCTAGTCCTACTTGATTTACGCTACCGTCATTCTGGACTACATTCAAGCAATCCTCAAATTCATTCCAAGTAAGCATTCCGGGTAGGAAATCATCAGGAGTTAAATCTGCTGTTGTATTAAATAGAACATAATCAAAGACTGGATTGATATGCGTAGTAACGTGCTGAGTGATATTGTCTGCTGGTGCTGCATTCTGAGAAACTACCTTTGAACCATCAGAATACGTCAGAACCAATCTTCCTTGCTTATCGAACTCTGCCTTGATGATCTTTGCTATATGTTTTGATGCCTCAGGAGTTAAAGCCTTAGAGGTTAAAGCCTTACTAGTAACTTCAAAAGCAGAACTAGAACTTGCTCCAGCAAAAGCCCTAGTTGTTTCCTTCTGCTTAATTCTAGTAGCAAGAGCAGAAGCACGGTCAATGTTCTCTCTGCTTCTTACTGCGCTTAGACCAGCAAAGATGCTTTCTTCTTCGGATTGCCCTCTAGCCAAGGCAGCATTAGCTGTATCAGCAAAGAGACGCTTTAGTTCTGTGCTTTTGTCCTGCATTGCTGGAATCGTCTTGCTAATGCTCCAAGGCATGAGTTCTCCTTATTTGTGTTAGATAGGTTAAGTATTTTCTTGAACTAGATTAAGCCCAAGTCTAGCAAATGCAGAAAAAGGTTCTTCTGTAGTTACATCAGAAGTAGCAAAGAGCAAAGCAACTTCTTCTGCTGTTGTACTAAAACCTGCTTGCTGGCATAAAGTAACAACTGAATCTACATACCCAGATGAAAGAATAGTTGCTGTAGTAGTTTCAGTTCCTGTTGAATAGTCCTTCAGAGGCATTAGCAAAGCAAATTGCTCATCTAGATATCCGGTAGAGACATAGAAACTAGCTGGAGGTTCTCCGGTAGGACTTAGACCTGTAGAGAACATCCCAGAACCACCGGAAGGAGCAACAGCAGAGCAAATGCTCCTAGCTAGGACTACTTGCTCTGCGGGTACTAGCATTGTCCTGAAGGCTTGATTGGTACTTCCTTGATTAGTATTATCCATTTATAATCTCCTTATAATCAAGCAGGAATGCTAACGGTTTTAGTTGCCTTGGCTAGATAAAGTTCTACGTTCCTGATTTGAGCAGCAGTAAGAGCCTTGCCTACAATTACGCCGCCATAATATTCTCCGTTGAATGGCAGGGACGTGCCGCCGCGAGCGAACAGGTAGAGTTTGCGCGACGCAAAGTTCCCGCTTGTCAAAGTGCCTACAGACGACGCAAACGAGAGCGTCTGCTGCGCCCCGTCAACCCTACCCAACACCCGAGTCGCGTTCGTGGACTGCGCCCAATCGAACAACCCTGACGCAACCATAGAGCGCGGCGCCGCAAACGGACTGGCAGCGCCGACAGCGTAATTGGCACCGTCTTGCGTCAGTCCAAACGACAGGTTCGCGGCAGCGCTGAAAGGTGCGCGGATGCCAAAGGTTCGCCCGGAAGGCGTGGCCGGATCATACGATTCGACAACCGTGCCAGTCGCCGCATCACTCAGCTTCCTAACCCCGACCCCGACAAACATCTTGTCCGTCGCGCTGAAGTCGATCGCGTTGGTGACGTACCCATCATCGACCCCATCAGTCCGCAAAAACGTCGGGAACTTGGACGAGTCCGAGTCGTAGTCGGTCAGCGTGGTGACGCGCTGGTACGGAAGCGCCGCCAAATCATTCGGAATCAACATTGCAGTCGTCACCGATCCGCTCACCGTCACCGTCAGCGAGCCAGCGGTGCAGGTAATCGTGTGCGAGCCAGCCGAATATGTTCCGGTCGCCGTGCCGGACAGTGCGACGCTTCCGGTGCCGCCGAATCTCAGGTTGTAACTGGTCGCCTGCGTCGTGACGGATTGCGTTGCGAGCGTCTCGGTGGCGAGCAGCAGATTCACCCGCCTCGACAACACCGCCCTGCTCGTTGACGTGGGCTGATAGGCGTGGTTGCCGGGGAGTTCTTTCACTGACACGCTGTCAAACGTCGCGGTATTTGCCCCGGTCGCCTCGACATACAGCGCGACGTAGGTCGTTGTTCCGGTCGCCGTAAAGATCAACTGGTGAGACCCGACCCCTGCCGATACCTTGGTAGCCAGATATCCACTCGATGCGTCGGCAACGGTCGTTGCGCGAATTGTTGCCAGCGCAGTGACGTTGGTGACCTGGACGGTCAAGAGGTACACGCGCCCGGCGACGGTTGAGATCGGCGATGTCCCGCGGGCGTAGGTGCCCCCGTTGTTGGAGACGATCATCGCCCCAGCCGACCACGAAATGATTCCGCCCGCCGCCGCCGAATAGGCGGTCCATCCATTGACGTTTGCGTCGAATGTTCCATTCGTCACCAGCTCCGGCCCCAGCACCAGCCCCTTCGACTTGTCAAGGATCAGCCCGACGCTCTGCTCAAGCGCGGTGACTGGGGTCGTGCCGGCGCTGTCCTGAAACAGCGTCGTGAGGTCGGACGGGTCATACCAGACGCCTTGTGAACCATCCTTAAACAAATCCTTGATTTTTTGCTCTAGGCTTTTTACCTGCCATAAACCTCTTCGCCTAAAAATCCTATCTAGGCTTCTTGTGCTTACGCGCATACTTACACCTTATCGAAGTAAGCAACCTGGACATTAGTAGTTCCGGTTCTAGCAATAAGTTTAACACTAGCCAGAGGAGTATCTACATAGTAAAAAACTCCATCATCCAGTCGAGTACCTACTGTACTTGTAGGACTAGTGCTACCGTCTAGCGTAATGCTTACAGAACTACTACCGTCAACTTGCAGTAGAGCAGCAACAGCCCCTACAGGAACGGTTAGAGTAACAACTGCACCTGAAGTTACGCTGAGAGTCTGCCGTCCCAAGCAAGTCCTTTGCACTGCATTCACAGGTAGAGGATTACCGCTGTCATTCTTAATCTCTACTTCTGAACTAATAGTAGCGGTTGCTGTAGTATTTAGCTTACCGTCTGCATCAACTGAAAGAGGAAGGACTACATCTGGTTGTCCAACTTGCTTATATACACCTTCTACTACAATGCTCATGCTTTATCCTTTTCTTGTTTATCTTGTGTAGATTCTTGGGTATTAGATTCTTGGCTATCAGGACTGTATTTTGACTTAAGCAACTCTACTACTTGATCCTCTGTACTCTTCTTAATGCGCTTGTCAGTCTGATCGCCGTACTTCTTCTCGTAGTTAGACATGAACGCAAGTGCTGCGCGTCTTGCTGCTGTCTCGTCGTTAGTCCGGTTGAATTCTGTATTGAATAGGTCGATTACCCTGCGCTGCAAAGCAGCCTTTTTATTCTTGGCAAACGTAGGGATATTACCTGGATAGGCATATGGCATTTAGATTCCTTTGTGTTTTTATTTGTTTGGAGTTACTTAAGCAACTACCTAGGCATTCTCTGTATTAGCGATGCTGGTATCCTTTGCTGATACTGCCGTTCCCGTTCCGGATGGAAGTCCTTCCTTTAATCCTTGGCCTGACTTAGATGTACTTGCTGTCAGAACATCATCAAGGACTACATCATCAGCCAGAGGATCAATCCCAAGGCTTGCAAGCCCGTGATTAACAACTTCCTTGGTCTTAGGTAGGAATCCAACAGCAGCAAGCCTCTGATAGAACTTACCAATTTCTTCTAGGGATTCAACTTCTAGGTTATCGTAGTCAATCGTTGCTCGACGGGCGGGGTTCCATCCGTTGAGTTCATAGGTATGCTTGACTAAATCTTGATTGATAACATCCGTAATCACCTTCAGGAAGGATTCAGCAGCAGAACCGGATAGGCTATTCTTTAGCTGACCTAGAGCAAATGAACCAGTGCTGCTTTGGCCTAGCGTTAGGATATCCGCAAAGAGCGAAGTCAGAATTAGATTCTTGTAGTATTCTTTAACCTTGGTTGTATCGAAGTTCTTCTTTCCGTCTGTAGACAGAAGTTCAAACTGAAACATCGGTTGCTTTGAATCGGGATCAAATGCCTGAGGAAGAATCAAACCAGATTGAGAATTCATCTGGATATTTCGGATTACATTCTTGTAGTAAGCATAGACTGCCTTCATATCGTCAGAAGCATCGTCACTCATGTACTGCGCTGGAATACGAAGCAGAGGTAGACCATTAAGATCACGGGCTACACCATTCGCTTCAATCTCTTCAAGAGCAGTTAGATACCGCCAGGCTAGATACGCATCCCTCAGAGGACTCTTTCCGTATGGATCACCTCTGTGCTTACCTGCACGGAATAAAAGGAACTTATTCCTTGGGAGTACAACCTGCATGACTGGTCTGCTGTCAAAACGATTGTAGTAATCGTTCAGCAGAGATAGGTCTTGCTTGACTGCAAGGATTTCGTTACCGTCAGAAGAAAAGATAAATTTCTGGATGCTCTCTTGGTTACGAATCGGGAGTTTCTTCCAACCAATCAGACCATCATCGTAAAGAGAACCCGTAGAAAAATTCCTTCTGCGGAATACTTTTTCATGCACAGAGAAACCATAGATACTTATACTTAGAGCATCCTTAACGAACTCAGAGAAGGTATGCTCCATATCGTGCATCATCTCTTGAATACGTTCTGCTTGCTGCTTCTCTTCTTCTGTTGCATTAAGCGGAGGATTTACCTTCCAATCAACCTTACCAATCAGGTTATCAAAGAGCGTCAGAGCAGCATTAACTGTACTGTGATAGCTCATTTGCTTAAAGGTCTTTGTGCTATGAGGAAAGGTTAGTTCTCGTTTGAGTTCTTCCCTTGAGATACCATCAAATACATTAAGACCTGAATACCCCATCTCACCTAGACGGAACCTCTCAGGTCTATCCATATCAAATAGGTTAGCTTTATTAACCTGAGTTCCCTCTAGCACTTCTGTTGTTTTAGTTTTACTTCTAGCCATAAAGGCAACTCCTTGTAGTTAATCTTTAATCTATTTTGTTTATGGTATGTTCTTGAAGTATTCTTTAGTTAAAACCTACTGGAATCCCCGCGCTTGCATCCGCAGGAAGAATAGAAGTCTGGAATCCAAAGGAACTTGCAGACTGCATCTCGGGTAATCTAAAGGAAGGTAGATTTGTTTCTTTGCTAAGAGCAAGTACAGCATCAGAGCAAGTATCGCAAATGTCATCTCTCTCTTTGGACTTAAGCCCTGTGAATTCCTCTAGTTCGCAGAAGAATGTTTCATTCCAATCTGCTTTGACAACCTGCATATACCCTGCTTCAGAAATAGCAGAGAAAGGAAGGAAGCGAACTCGCTTAGACGTAGCCGGTCGAACAATCCTGCACATCACACCCATTTCTGCTAGTTTTCGCTTGATATCATTGGCTCTAGCAATACCTGCTTGACCTGGATCGCACGGATAGACTACAGTTACATTTCCGTATAAATCCCTGTCTCGCCTTGCTGTTTCATAGATTAGTTCTTCTACAACGTGCGGACGATCCCTTACGCTGACTAAATCCTCTGCTGTATAGATTCCTGCTTTATCCTTGGACATGAGCAAGCCACGAGTCCAGTCAGGATTAGGTGTCTGTGTAGATACAGGCTGAGAAGCTAAGTCCCATGCGCGTACCCTTGAAGTTGCTTTGATATTTGGGTAAGGAACAATCTTTGACCAAGTTCTTTGGTATAGTCCAGCTTCTTCTTCCCTTGCTGTCCATGACCCATCAAGGTAGATTCTGCGCTTGATATCAGGAAGAGCCTTGAGGTTCGATAGGTATTCAGGGTTCTGAGAGAGCAGCTTTACGTTATCAGAAACGTGCGCTCTGATTGCTCTAAAACTCCTGATTCCTGAGTCAGCACGAGTTCCATAGACTGCTTGAGCATCTTCTAGTTTGTCAAACCAGACGGGAGAACTATTCTCAAGAACGAAGTACCGTTCGATATTTGACTTCTCTGCTAGTGGAATACCAGTTTCATCAAGGTAGAAATCCTTAATCCAGTAGTAAATTCCATGCCCGTACTTAGGGTTAGTCGCAAGGAACATCTGAGGAGTATAGTCAACATTTGCATTTCGCATCCGACCAAGTAGAGGAAGAACAAACTCCTCAAATGGTTCAAAGGTCGTTACCTCATCGTAGTAGATACAGGATAACTGCGCACCAAGGAAGTTATTTACGTCAGAGACATACTGCAAATGCGAGAACTTCAGCACTGAGTTTGTAGCTGGAAGATAAATCTCTAAGTCTCGATTTCGGATGATGACGGACTTACCAAACATCTGCCTGAATACCATGCAGGCTTCTTGCCAAATACCTCCACCTGATTTAATCTGAGTGGCATTCCTACGGAAGCATACAATGGTGCTATTCTTCTTTAGCATGAACTTCACCATACTCAGAATAATCGCAAATGTCTTTCCTGCGCCTGCACTACCTGCATACAGTGTAATTGTACTTGTGCTATTTAGAAAATCTTCTTGCGGTTTAGATGCAGGTGCAAGGATGAAATTATCTATGTTTTCAATCCTTTTAGCCAAGGAGCCTCCTAGTTATTATTTATTATTTTTATTCAGCCTTTACTACAACCGGCTTATTCAGCCTTCATAGCGTCAGGCTTATTCAGCCTTTACCATCGTTAAGCTAAAGACTGGTCCTGTGTTCTGCTGCTGAATCTCCTGTCCTTCTGCTTCTGGCTCTTCATTATCGTAGAGGTCCAGAGCAAGCCTCCTGTAGTTTTCCAGCAGGATGGAAGCAGCCTTAAGTTGCGTCTGTCCACCAACCTTTTCATTGCGCATGATCTTTGCTGCTGTAGCAATCGCTTCTGCTACATTAGGCTTGATCTTCCGTAGGAGCATCAGAAGTTCTCTTTCCTTTAGCTGCCGATTGGTGAGCCTTCCAGGAGCGTCTAAACGGCTCCTAGGGCGTCCGTTAGGGTTAGGTGAAGGCCCACCCCTATCCCAAGGCGCAGGACGCAACCTAGGGGCTTCTGAGGGGCTTCCTGAGGCTTCTTCTGTAGCTAGTTCTTCTGATTCTAGGGTTTGTGCTGTAATAGCCATAGTATTTCCTTATTTCAAGTATAGTTCCGGCTTACTTTATACCGGGTCAACGTAAGCCCTGACAGTGTAATAACGCTGGTTGATAACGGTAGCCAACCGGACGCCTGCCTTACAAGGGCTAACCGAGGGTGCACTCGGTCCTAAGGTAGAACCTTTAATTCTTTGCTAATCGGATTCTCTGCTGTTGAACTCCGGTTCATCTTCGTAGTCATAAATCTTAGGGAGTACCCTACCGGAAGGATTCCTTAGTAGTTCTAGTTCCAGTTGCATCTCCGGGTCAAAACCAGAAGAGTAATCATCGGTCGAATCCACCTCATCGCAAGCAATGCTGCAAATATCGCATAGATTATTTGTTGCTTGCAGTTGCATCGCTTCAAGTTCTTTATAGCGTTTATTTAGCTTGATAAAACTAGAGCAAATGATACAGCGTTTCCTAACCGAAGGAGTTTTCTTCTTTGGCTTCTTCTGCCTTGCTGCTCCTGGACTTTCTTCTTCTGGACCATAGCCCATGAGTACCCTCCCGATATCCTGCTTATTCAGCGTATTGGTGAATTGGTGAATTTGCGAATTAGTTATTGTTAGTGCTGGTTACGGTTCCAGCTTTGTAGCAGACGCTGTGAAAGGAGGTCAAAGCAGCACGAGATACAAACGATTGCATCGGTGAAAGGAATGCAATTTCTGCTTTGTAATTGAACTCCAGTAGTGTCCTTGTGCTTAATACAAGGATTTGCTTTTGCTCTTGGGCAGGTTAGCATTAGAATTAAACCGATGAAATCATTATATCATGCAGTTATATAGAAATCAAGGATAATAAGGGTTTAGAATATTTATGGATATTTAGTCGAATACACAATACCTATTCAAAATCTTAGCGTACTTCAGTTGCAACTTCAGTAGCATCTGCTTTGCAATCACTACATCCTGCACAACAAGGATTCTGTCCTTCTTGTCATCCCTCCATGTCAGAATATAACTGAATACGTCCCTTGGATGCGGATACATACGCAAGGTTCCGTTGAGGTTCCTATGCGCTTCCTTGATGAGCAAGTACGTTTGTCTAGGGAGCAACTTCAAGTTCTGCAACCTGTAGTCGTTGGTGTCGAGGTTCTTGTGCAGTATTACTTTATCCGGAGGTACAGAGACTGCATTGCCTAACTCGTATGCAAGACGGTTGGCTTTGACCTTGTACTTGACTTGATGCCTAAAGAAAATCAAATACCCTTCTGCGTCAGGGTAGATCGGTCTGAACTCATTGTTATTTTTTAGCACAAGGAAAGTCCCTTCTTTCTGGTTGTACTTGAAGAATGCTTTACTGCTATCAAACTTAGATTCAGATAATACTTGCTTAGGCAATGGATTATTATTACTGATGATATTCTCCTTAACGTATGGTTTACGGTAGTAGTTCATTTTGCAAAGGAAAAGGAATTGATGAATTGATACCTTACTAAAGGAATTCAAATTCCCTTGCTTGGCTGAACTAAAGCATCACCGATAGATCATACGGTAAAAGAGAACTTCAGTTCGGAATGAATTGCTGCTGTACAGCAAGATCGACTAGGAAAGCTACTTGAAAGAGATACTGCGGTATATCCTTCGGTCTGCTTCTGGATAACAGTAGCAACTACGAAGTAAGCATCCGCAGCAGTAGCTAATGCTCTTGCACAAGTACAGAGAAACAAAGAAGCACAATACCTAATTCTAGTTGATTATTGAATTCTCAAAAACAAGAATGTTTTGTCTTTTCTTCTTTGTGAGGTCTTTGTCTAATCTTGGTGCAAAGAACAGGAGCAGCCTTACCTATGATATATCGTATGTATAGCTACTGTAGCAGCTACTGTTAGCTATACATACGTTAATACATAGGTATATCTACCGTTAAGCTAACGTATATATAAAGATTAAATAACTACTGTATAGCTAATGTAGCTGTGGTATATAACTCTGTATATACCTATGTATAACTATAGTATATACTGTA